TTTTAAAGTTGTTTGAAAATGAAGTATGAAACTGATAGTTAGAAGTAAAAACACATCCTGTAAGGATTTAAGAAATATTGAAACTCCATTCTGTATATTACTCTGAATGGAGTTTCAATATTTCTTAAATCCTTACAGGATGTGTTTTTACTTCTAACTATCAGTTTCATACTTCATTTTCAAACAACTTTAAAATAATATTTCTAAACTCTTGCTTATTTGTTTTCTGATACAATTCTGCTATGTCTTTAGCATCGTTTACTTTGGGTAACTTCAGATTTGTAAAACCAGTTCTTTGCGATAATTTAATGCCATCTTGTATCCCTGCTTCATCGTTATCAAATAGGATATATATTTTTTTATATCTTGATAGCAAGTTATCTTTTGCTGTATCACTTATTGCATATCCTTCTCCTTGAACTGCTATTGCTGGTATACCAAGATTACACCATAAACATAAAGCATCTTTTACCGAAGAGCATATTACTACATTATCACCAGTTTCTGGTATTTTAGTCCATAATGAAATAACTGAGCCGTCAAAACCACTCAACCATTTACATTGTTTTTTGTTATATGGCTGATAGATTTTAACGGCAGTGTTATTTTCTTTATGTTCTACATAAGCATAAGCATATTTGTCTGCTATAAAAGTATACCTTTCTCCGTCTGGTTTTGTTACAAACACATGACTTACTGGATATATTTCCGCATACTTTAACCATACTTCTGTTATACCAAACTGATTCCAATATTCAAAGTCGTGTTTTTTCCATTCTCTGATTTTACATTCTATTTTACTTCTTTCAGTATTTATTTTCTTACTATTTATTTTTGTAGTAACAATACCTTGAATTGTATTTTCACTAATTTTATTTAGCATTTCTTTAAAACTTAAATTCCACATCTTTTGTAACAAATCAAAAATGCCACCAGCATCGCCAGTGGCAAAATCTTTATATCGAACATGTATACCATCTCTACTATATATTGAGAAAGACGGATGTGCATCTTTTCTTAACGGACTATTTATTACACAAGGTATTTTCTTTACGTTTAAATATCTATCTGCTAAATAAAATTCATCTATTGAGTTTATATCTAAATTTGGTTTTCCAGATGCAAATGCCATATTATGTTATTTTATGCCCACGGAAGATCGTCTGTATTACCACTTGCTGGCATTGTACCAGCTATTGGCAAATCTTCTATCTTTGTAGGCTCTACTGTTCTTTCTCGTAGTAATCCAAAATAGAAGTTAATCCCAGGATAAGCACCAACTTGCTGCCTATCAAGAATATAATCCTTTACTGGATTAAGATTTCTAGCATAAATCGATGCTACCTTATTCAAACATACATTCTGATACTCTTTATCCTCAACTTGACTTACATAATACAAAGCGTTGATTGTATTGTTTGGAACACTTTCGATTGCAGTTTTTATTTCACTTACATCTCCAGTAAACAATTTAGCAATATTCTCAACTCTACATTCACTGTCAGCCAAGTTTCCTTCTACAAAACTCCAAACGTTTGTATCTTTATTATATTTAATAACCTGTTTAAGATTTAAATATGTTCTCAAGAAGTTTGTAAGTTCCTCCTCACCAACACAAGTAGGTCTTGCTGATGCATTATCAAACGCTTCTACCGGAGATTTCAAATCATCTTTTGTAAGCCATTTTACAGTACCATATTTGTCAATCAACTGTGTTTTACCACTCTGACTAATACGGGTTTGTTTCTTTAGCCACAAATTACCAATTGTAATAATTTCAACTCCTGCATTTTTGTCAGCAACAGTTTGCATTACAAATGACAATTTGACACGATCTACGCCGTTTTCGTCTTTTCCAACATACGTTGGCTCATTTGCAATCTCTCTACCCAATATTGCTTCCAATTCTTTCTTTGTAGGATTTACTGCAAGTACTTTTGAGATACCAAATCCCTCATACTTCTTAAAACTTCCTGTACTCTCTTTTGTCTCAACTCCTTTGGCAAATGCCATAAATACGTATTTATTACCCATCTCAATAAAATTTTAAAATCTCGTTACCTTTTGTTAATTCTGTTACTTCAAATTTTCTTCTAAAGTGATCAACCATTTGTGCTATTAATGAACCGTGATCCATACATATCATAAATCCTTGTTTCACTTTATCAATATCTTCTGGTTTTGTTTTTCCTTTGTCTATGCAATATTCTGTTATCAATACATCGATATCTCGATTAGTTGGTCCACTATTAGGTGGTAACATACTATTGCACAAATCTACAAATTCTTTCCTATCCATTGTAGTATTTATCGATTGCTTCTATTACAATGTTTAAATCGTTTGGTATTTCATCCGGCAATGAATCCAATACGCCAAGTGAATCTTTTGCTGGATACTCTCCATCAAACTCCTTAATAAAGACTTTAATCGGTTGTTTTCTTTCACTGTCAAACGTTTGTTTTCCGAATAATATTACATCAAATTTTCCTTCTGGAGTAATATAGTCATCTACCATTTTTCCAGTAGTTTTAAATTTGTAAGATATTGAATCTCCGTTTTTGTCTTTATACTCTTCATAATGAGCACAGCAAATAAGGTTTTTATTTTCTGGAAATCCCCTAAAAGAATCAAATACCAACCCCATTCCATAACCAATTTGCTTTGGAGTTTCCCAACCACCTTTCATAGCATTTGCCATATAAAAATCCTGCGCTAGATAATTAAAATCATCTATTACAATATTCTTAAATGGTGATTGTTTTAAAACATCAATTATTGCAGCTACCGCAGCAAATCTGTCAAGACCTGTAAGATAATCTACTTGAACTCTATTACCAGTTCCAAGTATTTTTTTATCAGCCAATTCATAAGAATCTCTGTTTTTAACAATTCCTACCCTTCCTTCAATTAATTTAAAGTTAGGATTTGGTACACCCCTACCTATACATTGGATAATGTAGGTTTCTTTTGGATTCAAACCTTTAATTCCCAATTTCTCTCTTCCACAATAACTAGTGGTCTTTCCAAAGCCACTTTTTGCCAATACTAAAATTTTACTCATTTTTAAATAATTTTTTAATATATCCTAACAATGTATATTTGCTAGGTTCTTTATTTAAATAACTTACCCTCTCATTATCAATCCTATAGATATAGTTGTAAACTTGTTGTAGTTGTTCTCTATCATCTGGTCTTGGTAGTTCTGTACATTCCCCTACAGCAGCATCAAATAATATTGGACACCTTATGTTCTGTCCTCTACCCCTTCGTTGTTCCAATATTTTGATAAATCTTGCATAGTTTCTAAGTTTTGTTATATCATATCCTTCAAAAGTTTCTTTACCAAATTTCCAAGGATTAAACAAACCTATAACCATATTACA